CCCTATCTATTACCCCCCTATTATCCCCCCAAAAAAGAAAGAAAAAACTCTTGCGCATTTCGCGAGTTTTTGCGCAGAATCTGGGGGAAGAAAACGAGCCTTTGAGCAACCACAGAAAGGCGGTGGTGGTGTGGCGCTGACGGCAAAGCAAGCGGCTTTTGTGCAGGAGTACCTTGTGGACCTTAACGCCACACAGGCCGCCATAAGAGCAGGGTACAGCAAAAAGACGGCGGAAAAAATCGGGTCTGAAAACCTCAAAAAACCAGAGATTCAAGCCGCCATCAAGGAAGCCATGGACCGGCGGGAAAAGCGGTCGAACATTACCCAGGACTTTGTGCTTTCGGAGCTGTACAAGATCGCCACGCAGGGCGCGGACGACGGGCCGGAGAGCAGCCTAAAATACTCCAACAAACTCAAGGCGCTGGAGCTGCTGGGCAAGCACATGGCCATGTTTACCGAGCGGTCCGAGGTCACGGGCACCCTGTCCCTGACCATGGAGAGCTACCTGGAGGACCTGGACAAGCAGGGCGAAGGGCAGGCGTTTTGATGGTTCACGTCAGAGTCTGCCGGGAGTACATCGAAAAGTGCTTGAAGATCCGAAACAAGCAGGGCAATATAGTCCCGTTTAAAATGAACGGCCCACAGGGGCGTTTGTATGACCAAATCAAGGAACTGCGGGCGCAGGGAATCCCGGTGCGCATCATCGTGTTAAAGGCCCGTCAGATGGGGTTTTCGACCCTCATTGAGGCAATCATATTTTGGGCAGCAGCCACGGCGCGAAACGTGGCGGGGCTGGTCATGGCCCACCAGGACGACGCCACGTCAAACATCTTTGGCATGGCAAAGCGGTATTACGATTACCTGCCCGACCGCCTCAAGCCCATGCAGAGGGCCAGCAACGCCCGGGAGTTGCTCTTTGCATCACCTACCGGCAGCAAGGGCAAGCAGAGGGGCCTGGACAGCTCCATCCGGGTGTCCACGGCAGGCGGTCACGGCGTGGGCCGGTCGTTCACCATCAAAGTGGCCCACCTGTCGGAGTTCGCGTTCTGGCCTGGGGATAAGCGGGACACGCTGGCCGGTATCATGCAGGCAGTCCCCGACGAGCCGAACACGATGGTGTTTATCGAGAGCACGGCCAACGGATATGATGAGTTCAAAGATATATGGGACAACGCGGTAAGCGCCTGGGAGCGCGGAGAGCGTGACGGATGGTGTCCCTTCTTCGCTGCCTGGTGGCAGATGGAGGAATACCGGCGTCCTGTTCCGCCTGGATTCGTTCGGACGGCAGAGGAAGAGGAACTTGTAAGGCTCTACGACCTGGACGACGAGCAGTTAGCATGGCGGCGCTGGTGCATCAAGATCAACTGCGGCGGGGATCTGGACTTGTTCAGGCAGGAATACCCCGCCTGCCCCGATGAAGCCTTCATCGCTTCCGGTTCCTGCATCTTTGACCAGACGGCAATAGCCGCATGGCGGCAGGTTATCAAGACCCGGGCGGCAGTAACCGGAATGAGCCAAGTATACAGCGGGCGAACGGAAAACCGTGGCCGATTTGTCTATGAGTACGACGGCCTGACGGTCTCCGGGATCACCTGGGAGCCTTGCGCCGATGGTGAGATTACCATATACAAGCGCCCTGTGGAGGGCGTGCCCTACGTCATAGGCGCAGACACCGCCGGAGACAGCGGGACGGCCTGGTCCGACTTCTTCGCAGCCCATGTGCTGGACAACACCAGCGGCGAGCAAGTCGCCGTGCTGCATGGCAAGATGGACGAGGACGTATTTGCCCGTCAAATCTACTGCCTTGGGATGTACTAAAGGTATTATTCAGGTCAGCACGGACGGCCCGGGCCTGAGCCAAGTTTTCATCAGTACAGACCAGCGCCATGGCGGCGGCAGTCTGGTCAATGACCTTCTCTTTCATGGAACGCAGGCGCTCCTCGATCACCGGGAGCTGAACCACCTGAATCAGGTCGGTGCTGGCAAGCTGCTCACTCATAATTTTCGGCCTCCTCCGGTTCTGCAAACTTCCCAATGCAATCCGGGCAAATAGCCACGCCCGCATGGTAGAGCATATGGTCATGGGTGCCGCCGCAGCAGGCACAGAACGCCTCGCTCCGGCTCAGGATGATCTTGTCATTCGACACGCCGATATCAAGGCGGACGCCGGTATTCAGGTTCAGGGAGTCGCGGATTTCTTTGGGCAGCACAATGCGGCCCAGCGGGTCAATGGCTCTGCTCATTCCGGTATTTCTCATTCTTCTTCTTCCTCCTTCATGCAATCAGGGCAGATAGTTTCAGCCCCGTACAGTTCCGCACCGCACCGGCAGTACCCGGCGGGCGGATCTTCCTGCGGGTCCCGCAGGGGGTTGGCGTTAATCGCACTCAACAAACTCGCCGCCTTTCAGCGTGTACCATACTCCCGGCTTGATAGTCTTACCATCTACAACGGCGGCCTTTGCGGATAGGATGGGGTATGTCTCTCCGTCCCACTCGCCGCGCTCTACCAAGCAAATAGCGCATCCAAGAGCGCCCATAGCTTTACCTTCAATGCCGGAAGCGACAGCAATAGACGCCTTTCCGGTGGCAGAGGCCGCGCCATAGTCTCCGGTGGCAGAGGCCGCGCCCTGGTATCCGGTGGCAGAGGCCGCGCCATAGTCTCCGGTGGCAGAGGCCGCGCCATAGTCTCCGGTGGCAGAGGCCGCGCCATAGTCTCCGGTGGCAGAGGCCGCGCCCCTTGTTCCGGTGGCAGAGGCCGCGCCATAGTATCCGGTGGCACGCTCTCCTTCTCCCTGTGTGCAACGCTCTTTTGTGTACTCCACAGCGGCCTTCACAAGTCCGGCAATGTTAAGTTCTGCCCCGATCTTTATTTTGGTGGATGCAACTTTGGAGTCACCATCGTTCTTGCTTAGTTCTCCGCTCTGCTCCACCTCAAAAAACCGGCTTCCGGCAGGTGGGTAGTAATTGAACACGTCAAGCGGATATTCGAAGGCGTGGAAGCCACACTCACAGGCCACAGCCTTGTCGGTCTCGTACTCCTTGCCGACTTCATACTGGAAGCCGCGACATTTCATGTCTTTGTCCATTCCCTTATAGTTCATAAAAATTCCCCCAATTCCACGGCGGCCACCAGGGCCAGAACCAGGCCCCAAAACAGTGCCGCCGTTAATTTCAAACGGTCCATGACCGGATTACCACCGCAGCGGCCACGGCGGCAACGATGATGGCCGACAGTTTGATGTATTGAGTGCGCCAGTAGCGGCGCTCTTCTCTGGTCATGCTCTCAACTCCTTATCATTTCTTCCAGCCGCCAGACGGTCGCCAGCGGCATACGCACGGTGCTGTCAGCAGCCAGCAGGCGGGCCACGGTCTCCAGGCGGATTCCAAGGTCGGCGGCTATGGCCTTGTTGCTGAGGCTGTGGCGGTTCTTGTAGACCGCCAGCCGGTCGGCCATGGCCCGGGCCTGGTCGGCTCGCTTGGCCGCCTCACGCTGGGCGGGTGTAAGTGCTACTCGCGGCATGAATCGTGCCTCCCTTCCTCTGATCCTGAAATAAACAACCACCGAAGGTGCTTGCACGGACCGTGGCGGCCACGGAATACGCACCGGCGCTTGTGTATGTAGCGGTCATTCATGTACCGCCCATGAAGCGCACACCAGGCGGTGGCATTGTGCGGGCGGCGGGTCATGACGTACCACCCAGAAACCGCTGGACAAAATACTGCTGGCCCTTTCCGGTGACCTTTGGCGTTTTATTCACGCTGGTGTGGCCGTCGGCATGAGATACCACCGTTTCCTTGATTTCAAACAGTCCCAGATTCATGGACTTCTGGGTGGGCATATTAAAGTCGGTGCCGTTCCGGCGGATCAAAAAGCCGTTTTCCCTCAGCCAGCCGAAAAGGCGGTTTTGTCCGATATCAACGCCGTTCTGTTTGAGCAGCTTTGCCAGCTCGCCCACCAGGATGGAAGTCTTGGCCGTGCTCACCGCGTCGGCAAACAGAACTTTTGGCCTGTTGGCCTCGTTCTCTGTCTCCACCGCAAGCAGCTTCTCCGTCGCATCGGCCAGAGCACGCAGCGCAGAAGGGTAATCCTTGGGAAGCTGATACCCGCCGGTCTTTCGGATGGTGGGCAGAACCTCGGCAGTCACCCAGCGCTTAAACTTCTTTGCCCCGGGAAGCTTGCTGGACAGCACCAGAGAGTAAAGTCCGGATTCGTTGATGGTGGTCATTGACCGCCCCTGACCTGACCAGTCAAATCGACGGGTCAGCTTGTCCTCGTCGTCAACGTGCTTTCTCAGCGCCTGGTCAGTGTCGTTATACCCAAGCGCCTGGGCAACGTCCTTGCCCACAAACCAAGGTTCGCCGTCTACCTCGACGGCACGAACGGCCCCAAACTCGGGGTTGTTGAAAAGTTGAAGGTCATTCACTTTTTATCGCCCTCCTTCAGAAGCTCGTCCACCGTGCAGTGGTACAGACCGGCCAGTTTGACCAGAAGAGCGGCACGGGGACGGGTCTTTCCGGTCTCCCAAAACGAAACTGCGGACTGGTCAACGCCCATGTGCTCCGCTACTTCCCGCTGAGTAAGTCCGGCTTTTTCTCTTGCGCTCAGAAAGCTCATTTTGCACCTCCCTGTTTATCAGAAATATTAGTTTTGGTAATTGACAAAAATGGGACAAGGCTTTACTATGTAAGTGCCACCAATACATTTTTAAGCCAAGCGTCCGCCCCGCTCGGTTCTGCGGTTTTGCCTATGCCATTAGTTTATATCATTTCTATTAGTTTGTAAAGAGGAAAGTATTAGTTTTATTACTTTTGTTAGTTGCCACAAAAACAGGTAGGTGTATTTGTATGTTTTGGGAGAACTATTTGCTTTTGTGTGGGTCCGTGGGGAAGGCCCCAAATACTGTTGCGTCAGAAATTGGGATAAAATCCTCTGGAACCGTTACAGGCTGGAGCAATGGAGCGATACCAAGAAAAAGCGTTCTCTTTAAACTGTGCCAATACTTTGGCGTAACAGAGGAACAGCTTCTTTCTGATGAACTTTTGATGAAACCTGTCCCACCGGAACAGAGTACCCGCGGCATGACTTCGGAAGAGAGGGCGGCGCACTATCGGGGTCTGCGCGCGGAGGAGCAAAAAGAAAAGCCCGCCGACCAGGTGGCCGACGGGCTGACGGAAGAAGAGATCGAGTATTTGAAATGGTATCGGGAAAAAGCATCCGAAAGGGATAAGGCGCTCATCCGAATGATTGTAAAAGGAGATAAATAATATGTGGACTGACTATATAGTTCCTTTTATCATGTTTTTTGTTGGGATTTTTGTTTATTCAATCGGAGTAATGCAAATTATTTTGGTGCTTTCTTGCGCTATTCCTCTTACAAAGCGGATGGCGCAAATATATATTGTTGATACAAAAGGAGCATACAAACAATCTGCCATGACAATCGTCATATGGACTGTGGTAACAGCGGCTGTTGTCGCTGCTGTTCTGTATTTCTGCGGGAAACCCGCAAAAATCAGTTTTTTTATCGGAGCCGGGCTTTCTTTCCTAATTTCTCTCGGGAAATGGGGGATGAGCAAGTCGAATGTGGCGGACTATTTCCAGGCATATGCAAAGTTTTACCCGAAAAAAGCCCTGGATGACATATTTGGAACTCGATGAAGCTATTTTGCGCCTTTTTCTTTTACCTCCAGAAGCTTGCGCCTCTTGGCGGGGTCTCGCAGGGCGGAAACGATGTCCCGTTCCTCTTTTGTGATGTGAATGGTATTGACCTTCTTAGACGTCATGAAGCGCCCTCCCTTCGTGCCGGCGGAACCCGCCAAAATCTGTAATGCAGATTATATTAGAACAAAAGTTCTATTTCAATATGTAATATTTAACAAATTAGAAGCAGAATTTTTAGAATATGCCAAAATAAAAGACCGTACTATTGGACTTAATCAAAAAGGAGGAGCAAAAATGGACAAAATGGATTTTAATGCTGAAATTATGGGTATTTTAAACGATGTTTTGGCGCAGCAAGAAAGGATAATCAAGGCCGTTAAACTGTTAAGTGAAGAAATCGAAAAAATGAAAAGCGAAAATAAATAAAGGTGCTTTTTAATGGGGAAAAAATACAGGTCTGTACCAGTTGGAGTAATTGCGGGATCTCTTGCGCTTGTTTATGATTGGTGGGACTGGGAATTTACAATCGTCAATGTTATTCTTTCGATTGTTTCATTTATTGTAATTACAGCTGTAATTGCAAGAATAACGGAGGCTATTATTTCAAGTGTGGAGAAAGAAGAATCAATAAAACCGGTCATTGGTGTATCTTTTGGCATTGCTGTTTTCATCTTTGTTTTTGCTTTTCTTGTAAAAACAAAAATGTGAGGTGGAGCAAATGAAAAAGCTGACCAATCCAACACCGGTTAAACTTCCATCTGGCTCCTGGCGATGTCAAGTGATGGTAAACGGGCAGCGGGTAAGCGTGGTGGACGAGGACCCGGCGGTTGCCCACGCCAAGGCGCTGGCGTTGAAGGCCGGGTTGCTCCAGAAAGAAAAGCCGGTGCAGTCCATGACGGTGGGTGAGACCATAGACAGGTACATCGAGAGCAAGGACGGTGTGTTGTCTCCGGCTACAATCCGAGGGTACAAGAAAATCCGGAAAAATGACTTGCAGGAACTAATGGGCGTAAAACTCCCGGAGTTGCGGCAGGAACGCGTCCAGCGTGCAGTCAATCAGATGGCAAAAGAAAAGTCGCCCAAAAGCGTCCGAAATGCACACGGGCTGTTGAGCGCCGCGCTGTCGATGTATTATCCTGATTTTGTACTGAGGACAACCATGCCGCAAAAAACGCACCACGAAATCGAGATCCCGGATATGGATGAGATTTCTGCTCTGCTTCAAGCGTCAGCCGGAACAAAAATGGAAGTTCCGCTTTTGCTTGCCGTTTGGCTTGGCCTGCGGGAGTCTGAAATCCGGGGGCTCACCTGGGATTGCATTGAAGGTGACTATCTGCACGTCAAGCAGGCCATTGTGGACGGGGAAAATGGCCCTGTGCTGAAAGGCACAAAGACCTACTCGGGTGACCGTCGCATCCGGCTGCCGGAGCATATCAAAGAGGTGCTGGAAAAACAGCCAAAGACGGGGAGACACATTGTAACGCTCTCCGGACACGCTATGTACAATCGCCTTTCCAGAATGTCAGAAAAATTGGGCCTGCCGCACCGCCGTTTCCACGATTTGAGACATACGGCTGCATCTGTGGCTATGTCGCTGGGAGTGCCAAATACCTATACCCAGAAACGCATGGGCCACGCCACAGACCATATGCTCAAAACCGTGTATCTTCATACTATGAGATCCAAAGAGGACGAGTATGCAGATAAAATCGACAAGACGTACAATGACCTTTTGCACACGGATTTACACACGAAAAAAGATGGAGCATAGAGCCTCAATTGATATGCGGATTTTGAAGTGGGGTTCGACTCCCCCCGCCTCCACCAAAAGTAGCAAATCCGAACCCTGCACCGCTTGGTGCCGGGTTCGGATTTGTGCTTTTTTTGAATAATTTTGGGAAAGGCCAAACCCCAAAAGTCTATCTCATTTTTCTCTCTGGTGGAAGTTGCTGTGGCTTCGTGTTCTCTCTGCGTGGCTGGGTTTGAGTGTAACGGGAAACCGATTGGGATAGCTTGCCCGAACGACGGACCTTCTGCAAAATGCTATTTGGACCATCCCAAATGGCCGGTTGAAATTCCTTTGACAGCATTATATAATAATTAACATATAGTAAAACTGAAGAAGTTGTTTAGTCTCAATTTTTGAAAGATGATACTGCATTGCAACCTATTTACGGCGGTATCAAACGGCCTGGGGCGGGGGCACTTTATGGAATACATGACTGTGTACGATGCGGCGCAGAAATGGAACACATCTGAGAGCCTGGTGCAGAAATACTGCGCATCAGGGCGCATTGCGGGCGCAGAGAAGTTTGGGTCATCCTGGAGAATCCCAGTGGGAGCCGAAAAGCCCAAAGACCAACGCAGGGAACAGTCGGCTCCGGAAACGCAGGGAAAGAGAGGCCAGAGCCTTTCTTATCCGGGGCTTATGCCGCTGATGAACACCGCGTTTGAGCCGGGAAAATGCCTGGAATTCATTGACAGCATGGCGGACGGCCTGGAAAAACAGGTCGCACTTGCGGAGTATTACTATTTCAGCGGACAGCCGGAAAAAGCCATCGAACAAACCCAACTGCTTCTCCGCGAGTCGGATAGGAACATACAGCTTTCCGCCTGCCTGATCTATCTGTATGCCAATCTTTCTATGGGTGAGATACAGAGGGCCAGATATGCGCTGACAGCAGTGCAGGAAACGCTTGCCTCGGATACGGAAAAGCACCCGGAAAAGCGGGCGGGTCTGTCCTTTATTTCTTCTGCTGCGGCAGTGCTGCTGCACCTTCCTTTGCCCAAAGAACTGCCTCCCACGCAGGAGTTCCTTCCCAGGCTTCCAATGGGCATCCGGATGTTTGCGTTATATATCATCGCCCACGGTGTCTATCTGCAAAAGGACTACCAGAGAAGCCTGGGCATTATAGAGGCCACGCTGAGTATGCAGACGGAAGAATATCCGATCCCCAGCATTTATCTGCATTTGGCCGCAGTCATGGACTATATGAGTCTAAAACAGGTGGACAAGGCAAAGCGGCATCTGCTTGCGGCGTGGGAGCTTGCCAAACCGGACGATTTTATCCAGGGCTTTGGCGAACACCACGGCTTGTTGGGCGGGATGCTGGAAGCGGTGATCAAGCCGGAATATCCGGAGGACTTCAAGCGGATCATCGCCATCACCTACCGGTTTTCCGCGGGGTGGCGCAAGATCCATAATCCCGATACCGGGCATGATGTGGCGGACAATCTGACCACAACGGAGTTTGCTACATCCATGCTGGCTGCCCGCGGCTGGACGAATCAGGAGATCGCGGACCATATGCACATCTCTTTGAATACGGTAAAGTATCATATTACCAATGCCATGCAGAAACTCAGCGTCAAAAACAGACAGGAATTGAAAAAATATATGCTGTTATGAGAGAAAGGACCCGGCCATTTGGCCGGGTCCTTTTTTCGGTACCGGTGAATTATACTATCAAGCGCAACAATTTAGGGAAATAAAAAGAGTTCATATGGCCCCCAGTGGTAGAATGGAGTAACCACACAACCAAAACACCAGGAGGGGACTATATGAACTACC